ATTTTTGGGAAGCTTATGAAGGATTATCCGATGCAGATAAAGCTGTAATAGATAATCAAATGAATTCTAGAATGGAACAAGTTGCTGATCAAGTTAGAAAGAGTCAAGGAACTGTTCCAGGTGAAATTGATTCATTAATTCAAATGAATAAGATTCCGCCAAGATTTGATTGGAAGAAACATTTACGTCGATGGATTGGTAATAGTTCAGAAATATATACTAAACCTAGCCGATTTAAACCAAATGCTTATTTCCCAGGAACTCCTAGTACTAAGATTAAACAGAAGCAGAATATTCTGTGTGCTATAGATACTTCTGGATCTGTTAGTAATAGTGAGCTAGAAGAGTTTATGTCAGAGATTTACAATATTTGGAGAATGGGTGATACCATTACCATATTGTGTGCTGACACTAAAATCTATGATCCTTACATATATAAAGGTGGAGATCAAATCCAAATTCATGGTAGAGGGGGAACATACTTCACTCCAATTCTGAACTATTTTAACGAAAGACCAGAATATTCGTGTATGATTTACTTCACTGATGGTGAAGCAGAATTACCACCGAATGCCGTTAGACCAATGCTTTGGGTAATATCTAGTGGTGGTACAGATAGGTATGTGCAAGAACACAACGGTAAAAAATTAATTATAAAACAATAAATTGAATTATGTCAAAGAAAGACGACAGAATTAAGTTAACACCAACAGCAGCTAAAGATCACTTGTTGCAGTATTTTAGTAATTGCGAAATGCAAATTAAAACCAATCAAAGACCAACCAGTCTTTGTATTGAAGGTGCTGCAGGTATTGCTAAAACTTCACTGGTAAAACAGATGGCTACAGAAATGGGCTATAAGTTGCACCAAATTAATGCAGCAATGATTGATGATCTAGGTCACTTAGTGGGATTTCCGCAGAAGCAATATCAATTTGCTGATCATAGTGGAGAGAACATTTGGGTTTCTGCTGAATTTAGTGACGAAGCTATGAAAACAGGTATTCCAACTGGTGAATCTCGTATGAATTACGCAGTGCCTTATTGGTTGAAAGATGTGGAACCAAATGAAAAGTTCATTTTATTGTTGGACGACTTTACTCGAGGACTGCCAATGGTAATGCAAGCTTGTATGACTTTGGTGGAAGAATACAGATATGGTTCATGGGAACTTCCTAAGAACTCTATTATAATGCTTACTACTAATCCAGATAATGGAGAGTATTCAGTTGCAAGTTTAGATACTGCTCAGAAAACTCGTATGCGTTATATTGAGATGGTATTTGAAACAGAAAGTTGGGCTAGATGGGCAGAAAGTCAGAATATGGATAGTCGCTGTATTAACTTTGTTCTCCACAATCCTGAATTGTTTCATACTAAGAATGACGGTATTGGTGGAGCTAAAGAATATAATGCTCGTATTATGACTAAATTCTTTAATGACATTGGTTGTCTACCAGATTTTAGTGTACCAACAGCATTAAGCTATGTAAAGATCTGTGGTGATGGATCTGTAGGTAATAGATTTACTGATATGTTCTTGACATTTATTAATGACAGATTAGATAAATTACCTTCTCCTAAAGAGTTGATGGGAATGAAGCAAGAAGATGCTCTTAAAGCTCTGAATGCTGTATGTGGTAATTATCAAACTAAATCTGCATACCAACCTGCAACTGCTAGCATTATGGCAAGTCGTATTACTAACTATGCCATTTACGGCGACCAACCAAGTTGGGGCAAGGATGAAAATACAAAAGTAATTTCGATGATACTTCATAATTCATTTAGTGAAGATTTGAAGTTTTATATGGCAAGACAGTTTGTTACAGATGCAGCTAAAAAACAATCTGCGAAACTTCAATTAATAACTATGCACCCAGATATCATGAAAATGATATTTAGCTAAAATCAGAATGAATATACCACAATTAATAAGACTGGCTAGTAGTACAACTGTGTACGCTAACCGGTCTTTAATCCAATTTATTAGACAATCTATGTCTCAAGCTTCAGATGAAGTAAAATCTGGAGACAACATCTTTTTTATGAAAAATACTACTTTTAAGAGAGATCTCTTAACTGTAGCTAAAGATCCATATCAGAGAGTAATTAAATTGTCTAAGGCCAATTGTATGATTATTAATACAAATATGGCTCTTCCTCAACATGCAATAGGTATGAAGGATAAAGTTATCTCTAATATGATTGACGCAGTAACTGCAGATGACATTGTATTTAATATTTCTCAATATGGTTCAGACTATGTTGATCTGTGTGTTCAGTGGTTAGAGTTTTATCAACTATCTAATAAACCAAGATTAGTACATGAGAGTAAAATCTTAGAGTACGTAAATTCTGGCATTATTATTAATGAGGATAATATAGATCAAGTGTTAGATCTAATAAATTCTGATGTGGAGATTGCTGCTAGGATGATTGACAATTGTGATATTGCAAACTCTTTTTTGTATATTTTGTACATTATATATTTTGTTAGAGGATTTCAGACAAAATATGAGCAGGTTGCTTATAAACTAAAGAATGTCACCAATTATTTGAATATTAAGAATTGTAGAAATGTAGTTCCAGAATCTCAGTTTAAAGAGATGATGAAGATTCCATTTTTGCGAGATAAGATTTCAAATACTGCTGCTAAGATGCTCAAAGAGACTTTAATGAGGAGTATTCCTCAAAACATGTCCTCTTTAATTAAAGATCCAAATGTTGATTTTGCATGGAAGGAGTAGATGATATTTATGAAAGTAGATTGGTTTCCGATTACTCCGGTCATAAATATTATCCATATCCTCAAGTAACCAAATGGTTTGTAAAAGACAGTATTCAACGGGAATTTTACAAAAATACATTAGTTGCTGGAGATATGGTCTGCATTAATAGTAAGCCATCTGCAATGACTAACAAAAGGATTGATGCTTATCTCCAATCTTTAGGATGTACCAGAGTAAAAGAAACTCTAGCTACTAAATTTGTAGATAACCGTGATAGCTGGAACTATTCATTTACAAACAGTCTTAGTGAAAAACCTGTTGAAGTTGAATCTTGTATTATTAATAGACATAAATTTGTTGGAGATAACTTTTTTAAACAATTATCTGATTGGGAAGTAGAAACTAAAGATAAATTTGGGTTTGATGTTGAGGCATATAAGAATATATGGAACTTGTTAAAGTCTCGTAAGGTAGATAATACTAGAATGGCTGCAATGGGAATTATGACTTGTGATTGGACTGGAAATGAATTGTTATTAAGATTCGCAATGATGAATTTTAATGGAGCAATTAGAAACGCAAAATTAGCAACTATTCCAGGATGGACTGCATTCTGTAATAAACACAAATTAATGTGGAAATGTAATACAATCGAAGGACATTATGTAATCTCCTTAATTAAAGATTGTTATGAAACTTCACAAATGGACTTAATTCATAAACTATTAAATAATTAAATAATGATCAAATTGACTAAAGTACAATTAGACGAACTGTTCAATGGAACAAAGTCATGGGAAGACATGGCAAAAGATTTTACCACTGAAGCTGGAGTAACTATTACTTCCAAGATGGTGCAAGAAATGTTTAAAGCTAACGGTTACAATCTCAGAAGTCGTAAGCGTAAAACTGGTGATAGTTGGTTTACAATTGTAGATGATGTAGCTAACACAGCATCCACACAATCATATGATACATTCAACGTACATACTGATAATGTAGAAGAAGTTCCTACAGAGGAATTTGCTTAATTAAATAACTCCAAAAAACCAAATTTTAATCTTTAATCTATAAATAATTTAAATGATATTACTCGCATTAGCGGAAAGCGGTTTTGGTAAAACTGCGTCATTTGTACCTAGTGAGAAGCTAGGAATTAAGGGATTAGATCCCAAAGATACTTATGTGATTTCGGTAACACCTAAAATGTTACCACTCTGGAAAGTGACTACTCCAGATAAACCACAAGATGGTAATAGAATTATTACTGACGATGGGCCAACAATAGCTAAACTTATTTCTGGTTTAGCTAAGTCGCCATTTAAAAATATTATCTTAGATGATGCTAACTACATCATGCAGAATTTTTATATGAAGAACGCCATGAAGAATGGTTGGGAAACACCAAAACAAATTGGTTACTTCATGGGATTAATTTTTACTGCAATGGAAGAGGCTAGTGCTGCAGGTAAGAATGTGATTATATTTGCTCACCCAGAAACCTACAAGGCTAATACTCAAGGTGATCTATCTTATAGAATGAAGACAACGGGTGAAATCATATTGCCCTCATTTGCTTAATTGCTGGAATAGCCTTAGAGACTAATTAACTACAACGCAACTAGAAATGGTAAACGTGAATGTTATAAAAATAATTAGTATTGGCCAATCAGCAGCGAAGATCCTTAACTGGATAACGTTCAACGACCATCCCTCGGAAGGGGAGTACAGAAATATCTAATCAATATTTTTGGAAATAGCAAATTTTATAATCTAAATAATGAAGCAAGTTAACATTTACTTATTAAGACATCCGCTAACTAGAGAAGTTAGATATGTTGGAGAAACTACACAAACTCTAAAAAAGAGATTTTCAGCACATATTACTAGAGCTAAAATTTCAGGTAAGAAGCAACAATCTTCTTGCTGGATTAAATCCTTATTAGATCAAGGATTACTTCCTGTAATAGAGTTAATTGAAATTTGTAATGAAGATATTTGGGAAGAAAGAGAGGATTATTGGATCAGTTACTATCCTAATCTAACTAATCATAATCGAGGAGGTAGGAATCCAGGTGGATTTCCTTTGTCAGATAGTCATAAAAAAGCTATTAAAGACTCTCTAAAAGGAAGAATTAGACCAGATGATGTAAAGCTGAAGATTTCTAATTCTCATAAGGGTAAAGTGGTTTCTCAAGTAACTAAAGATAAATTGCGAAATATAAATTTAGGTAAGATTCAAACTTTAGAGCAAAGGCTTAAGACAAGTGCTGGAGGAATACTACAGATAAATCCTATAACAAATAAAGTTATAAAAGAGTATTTAACTCTTGGAGATATTGTAAAAGAAAATCCTCAGATGTATAAAGGGAACATAGCTTCTGCTTGTAATGGAAGATTGAAAACTTATCATAAATTTATTTGGAAATATAAAAAAGATATGGTCTAATCTTATGCGAAAGTATAAGGATGCAAGGTGTTGTGATTCAACATGTATTATTGTATCAAAATGAATATGACTCAAGATTATTTGACTCCAGAAGGTAAGGCGGACATCATGCTGTTTGGTATTAATCGTTGGAATGAAAGTTCCAAGAAAGTTGACAAAGTTTTTGTTACAGATCATGATGGAACTTATCCTGCGAAAAGTCAAGGGATATTCGATAATATGTATATTCCTAATGATATGGGAATGATTGTAGATAAAATTAATGTGTTTCTAGGAGTATGAAATTACATGTAGATACAGATAATAAAACGGTAGCTATTGAAGGAACTGTAGAGGTTCACAAAGTGTTTAGCTGCTTAATGTCATGGTTTCCAGAAGAATGGGAACAGTGGAAATTTATCCAATTTACACCAGTAATTCAATATAAAGAAGTTGTTGTTTACAAAGATGTTTATAGACAACCATATTGGAATCCATTTCGTTATGATGGTACAAGCAGTCCAATTAACAGCTTAGCAGATGCTACCTTTAGAAGTACTTCAAATACATTAACTAATACAAATTCACAATTAACAATTAACTTTCAAGATTAATCAACTATGTTTACAGGAACGAAAGAAGGACAACAAACAGGTAGCTACCTCAAAACTGGATTATCTAGCCTTACTCTATTGGGAGTAAATCCAACAGCTCAACAAATTCAAGATTGGACTGGTAGAGATAATGTCAATGAACCAAATTATGAACTGGCAAAAGACTTCAATGAAAATGAAGTTAGACCAGTAACGTTCTATTTAAAGAATGACGAAGGTACAGTAGTAAACTTCAGAATTAATGTTGGTAATGCTGATGCAGTTGCAAAGTCTGGTAATTACCAAGTATGTACATCTACAGGAGCTATTGTGTGGGCTAAAACTGGTGGTGCAATCAAACCAGAATTTGAAGATCATAAGCCTTTGAAAATTGGTGAGGCAGATCTTATTGCATTTATTTCAAAGTTGATTAACTTTGATACTAAATCTGGTGAAAATCTATATGCACAACTAGTTAGCCAAGGAGTCGATGCTAATACCTTGTTTGGTGGTAACACTAAAGGTTTGGATAAATTGGCTAAGTGGGCTACGGAAAATCACAAGAAGATTGCAATGGTACTTGTAGTACGTGAGAAAGAAGCTTTAGATCAGAATGGTAATAATGTTACCAAGCAGTATCAAGGAGTAGCTAATGCATCTGAAACCTGGTTTCACGGTGATGTAACAGATTGGGCTGAAAATAAACTCTTGGAGAGATACGAAAAGAGTTTAGAAATCGGTGCTGGTCAAACTAAAGCATATCCTCTTATCAAAGACTTGTTTACTATCAAGTATCAAGACTTTAAGAAAGAAGATTGCTTTAATGCAGTACCAGAGAATCCAGTTTCATCACCAACTTGGGGAGCGTAATTAATGTTTAAAGGTGTTAAACCGACATATAGGAATCAATCTGATGTACTAAATTCAGTTTCCCAAGAACAAGTGTTTAGTGAGTATTTAGGTATATATCCAGATTTAAATGGTCGGTTTAAATCTCCTTTTAGAGTAGATAAGGATCCTGGGTGTCGTTTTAGATGGCACTCAGGAATCCTTTATTTTGTAGAAAATTCAATGTTTAATAATAAACTATATTGGTCTTGTATTGACGTAGTTAAATATATTAAACAATGTACTTATGCAGAAGCTCTAGAAATATTATATTTAAAATCTCACGTTAGTCCTGGAATTATAAAGAAAGTAAATTCTGAAATATTTATTCCAGAAATTAGATTTGAAAAACAGGATTGGGAAAAGGATAACATGTTTATGTTACCTGGAAGTGTCTTAGAAAATGAACTAGTCTTTAAAGTAAAGAATTACTGGATTAAGACTAAAAGTGGTTGGTTAAGGAACTCTATACATCATCCACAACATACATTGTGTGTAGCTTATTATTTTCCAGAAACAAATCATGTAAAATTATATTTTCCATATCAGATTGAAAATAAATGGTATTCTAATTGTAGCATTCAAGATATATTTGGTTGGCATAAAATAAAGTATTATCAAACATTAGGAGATAAACTATTTATAGCTAAATCTGGTAAAGATAGATTAATGTTAGATTATTTTATTGGTATTCCTAGTATAGCTTTACAGAATGAAGGTTGTTATTTACCAGATGATATAGCTTTAGATTTACAAACAATGTTTAAGGATATTACATTCTTGTATGACAACGATATTCCAGGGATTCTGCAAGCTCAAAAACTGAGTGAGAAATACAATTTTAAATATAAAATAATTGATGTAACTCCAAAAGATCCATTTGAAATGATAAATGAATTTGGAGTTATTAATACACAAAAACTAATATTATGAATGTAGTGTTGAAGATAGAGAATGATGCTGAGATGAGAGCTTATATGAAAGATCTTTTGAGAGGTCAGATGGATACTGAGGGAAGAAGAGAAATTAGAGAAGCTGTTGCAGAATTGTTTGAAGCTAAGGTAAAAAATATATCAGAACAATACTGGCAGCAACTGATAAGAGAAGCTGCAGCCATTGCTATTAATAAAGAAACTGCTAAATACTGGGATAAAAGTATAAAGAGGCAAATTATTAGAGAAGCATTAGTAGCTCATATAGATGATATTTTCAACGGTAAATCTAGACAAGAGTTTATACTAGAATGTGCAAAACAGTTAACTAAAATACCATGAATACTATAAGTTGGATAAATGTTCAAGATGAATTACCCGAATTTAATAAAAGAGTTTTCGTTCTTTTTTATCCTAAAAATCCAGTAATGGAAGGATTACTCCCAGGTGTGGATTATCGTAGAATATTTGATTCTACAAATTTAGAATCTAGATTGGTTCAAGTTCTGATAGATAATAAGGGATTTAATTCAAATGTTGCCTATTGGATGGAAATCCCAGATAAACCTAATATATGAATAAAATAACAGAATTAGCTATTGAAGGTATCCATCCCAAATGGAAAGTTTTATTAGGAACTCCTGGTAGAGATGGTAGATTATTAATAGATATCTTAGATGAAACCGTTACTAAAATTATTGATCTAAATGTTAAACTTTGTCCAGATAATCCACGTAAAATATTAAGGTGTTTACATTTAGATCCTGATTTAATTAAGGTAATAATTATTGGACAAGATGTTTATCCACAACCAGGAGTAGCTACTGGACTAGCTTTTGCAGTAGAAGATGGAAAACCTTCACAACCCAGCTTAAATATTCTACTTAGAGAAATGTGGGAAGAATATGGATTTCCTGGAGGAGATGATACATTTAATAGTTCTTTAGAACAGTGGGAAGAACAAGGTGTTTTATTAATTAATACTGCACTTAGTTGTGAACAATTTAAACCAGGCAGTCATAGTAAATTGTGGGAACCATTTTTTGCTGAATTGATGGTTATTCTTAATAACTTTAAAGTTACTAGAGAGTCTATGACATCAATGGTGTTTGTATTTTTAGGTAGTAGAGCTTATATGTTTGAATCTGAAATTGGTAATACTTTGCACTATAAGATATCTAGATATCATCCTGCAGCAGAAACTTATGGAGGTAATAAATTTACAGGATTCTTTAAAGAAGTTAATAAATGTTTAGAAGAATCTGGACAAGAAATAATCAATTGGATATGACAATAGTAATAAAACATGAAGAAGTAGATCTCATAAGAGAGATTCCAGGAATTGTTCATCCAGATTTAACTTTTATGGTAATTCCAGAAGAAATTGGGTTTAGTGCAGTTTGTTCTACACTTTCTATTTTTGCACAAGGCAATACAATAGAAGAACTTCTCGATAATATAGATGAAGCTGTAGTAGTTCATTTAACTAGTTAAGCATGGCCCATAAGAACAAACTTAAGGGAAATAGACTAGAACAGCAAGTTGCTATTGATCTAAGAGAAAGATTTCCATTTGTTAAAACTGCCAGGTATGCCAATAGAATGGCAGATGATTGCAAAATTGATTTAGTGGGAGTGCCAATGTTAATCCAGTGTAAGTCTGGCTATAATAAACCAAGACTTAAGTTCGACGAGTTATATCTAGAAAATAAAGAGTTAATAGCTAAGAACTTCGGCCCCAATCACCCAGTACATAAACTACCTTACGTTTTAATTAATAAGTTAAATAGAACAGTTGGTGGTAAACTAAAACAGCCAGAGATGAATCAGGTAACTATTTCATACCAATTCTTTTTGGATTTAATCAAAAATTACACTACAGAGAATGCTGAAATATGATTCAGATGAACAGTTTAGAGTTGAAAGAGGTTATCTAAATAGAACTAGGATATATTTATATCCAGCAGTAGTTCTAATGAAGAGTTATATGCCCTATATGAAAAAATTGAAGGATAGCTTACTATCAGTAAGTTATAGAGATGAGAGTATTATTGTGTATTATGATAGAAGTAACACAGTGGCCATTAAGGAGTTATTGGAAGAATTGCGAAAGAACGGTGAGCTTGTAGATAACTGGATGCATAATGAGAGTAGTTACGCCATTCAAATAAAACCAGATTTAAACTATACGGCTTTTGAGGAAGGAAGATATTCTGAAATCTATAATGATAAATCTCAAATAAATCAGGTATTTTCTAAAGAGAGTAAGACTAAGCAAGTTATTACAAAAGATCCTGAATATAAACAGATATATGTGAATCTGATTAACGAGTGGTTTAACACAAACTACTCTGTTGAATCATTAGAAAGGAGAGATGATGGAAGAAGTGTACCGCTGGCACAATATGATATACCCCCGTGTATGAATCAAGAAATTTTGAATTATGACCCGCAAAAAACTTACCGAGGAAGAATTAAAACTCCTTCAAATTAATACCGTAGAAACCATATCAAAATATAATTATAAAGATTTGGAAGCTGAAAAATACGGAGATCCTGAATTTAATGATTTGGTGCAAAACATGTTTAATGACGTAATAAATGACTATGAAAATCAAGATAGTAAACAAAAGCAATAACCCACTGCCAGCATTCCAAACTTCAGGTAGTGCTGGCATGGATATTTGTGCATTCTTAGAAGAACCGCTAATTCTTCATTCAAATGAACAGTTTATGATTCCTACTGGAATCTATATGGCTATTGAAAAAGGTTATGAATGTCAGGTTAGAACTAGAAGTGGAATGGCTAATAAAGGATTACAAGTTGTCAATAGCCCTGGAACAATAGATTCTGATTATAGGGGAGAGTGTAAAGTAATTTTAATTAATCACAGTACCAAAACACATATTATTAATTCTGGAGATAGAATTGCTCAATTAGTGTTTCAAAAAGTTGAACAACCAGAATTAGAAGTTGTTGAATCTTTAGATGAAACTGAAAGAGGTACTGGCGGTTTTGGTTCAACTGGAGTATAATGGATGTATATACATTTCATAATGAAGAACTGACAGAAACTGTAAACAAGGCTAAAGACAGTCTTGCTTTACAGTTATTTCAGAATGACATTATCTCAAAAGAAACAATGAGAATACTAATGTCTCATACTATTTTAGTTACAAAGCGAGGTATGTTGGGAACCTTCTGGAACAAGCTTTGGAAAAAAGATTCTAATGCAACTTATTTCTTTATTGCAAAAGTACTAAATGATCCTAGTCCACCAGATCAAATTAATTTTGATACACAAACTGAAGAGTATATATGAAAAAGAAATCATTTAATTTTGAAGGTACAGTATTTGGATCTAATGAAACAATTAAGTTAGAAATAACACCTCACGAAAAACCGATAGTTAAAGATGACAAAGGCAGAGAAACCCAGACTGTATCAGACACTAGTAAAACAGTTTCCTAGAGCAATTGTTGCTGTAGCTAGCAGATCAGAATTTGGTCATAAAAAATATGCGGATATTGATCAAGATTGGCAAGGATTTACGGTAACTCCTATTGAACAATATAGGGATGCTCATATTCGGCATACTATGGAATTAGGAGATGAGGGTGAAACTGAACTAGATCATGCTATTGCTGTAGCTTGGAATGCGTTAGCCATATTAGAATTAAAACTAAGAAATGAAAGCAAGTAGTTGGATTGTCGCAATAGTGCTCTGTGTTGCAGTGTTTATAAATTATAAACAGAAGAGTTTTTGGAAAGAAAGGTATTATGAGCAGCAGATATTTGCTGACTCTCTATATGAATCAAATCTAAGATTGTGTGATTCAATCACCTCTCTTAGATACATTAATCGTAAACCTGATACTCTGCTTACTAGAATTGGTAAGTAGAGTATCTTTTTATTTTAAATAAAATGAAACAAATTTTAACAATTTTGCTAGTGACTTTAAGTAGTTTACTAGTTGCACAAGATACAACTCTTGTTAGTTATTTAAGTATTGAAGGTAATGGTCAGAAACTATTACTGCCAGTTGAAACTCCAGTGTTACACGACACACTATTTCTATTTGAATCTGGGTTTGAGTATGATACTCTTAGAAAAGTAGGATTTACATGGGTTGATAAATTTGATCAAGTAAATTACAATGTAGGCTATTTAGTTGAAGAACTCACACTGTGGGTTCCTGAACTAAATGGTTATGCTCAACCTAGGAAGTTTACAAGTCAGTACTTTATTGTATATAGAGGACAACGATTCTTGTTTAAGAATTATCTAGCTGATTACGATGAATACACTGAGGTGTTCTTAAATTCTAAACCAAAACATAAAAGTTGGTGGCAAAAACCTAACAGATATGTTTTAGAAATGTATGAGCTTTGAGTTTACCAATACTATATAAATATACTACCAAAGGTCAGGTTCAGCAGTGGGAGATTATTTGTCCACCAGATGAAAATTACTATTACACTATTGAAGGCATTAAAGGTGGTAAGTTAACTACTTCAGATCCAACATATTGTTCTGGTAAGAATATAGGTAAGAAGAATGAAACTTCTGATGAAATGCAAGCTCAATATGAAGCTTTGGCAAAGTGGGAAAAGAAAATTAAATCTGGCTATAATAAAGTTCTGACTGCAGAGAAGAAATTCTTTGAACCGATGTTAGCTCATGAGTTGGATAAGCAGTTGCGTTATGAAAACAAAACTGGTAAAAAAGTTTTATTTAAAGTTAGAACTTTTATTCAACCTAAGTTGGATGGAGTAAGATGCTATATGACTGAAGCATCCTTAATGTCAAGAAAGGGTACTGAAATTGTAAGTTGTCCTCATTTAAAACTAATGCAGGGATTGGATGGAGAATTATATAATCATGATTTAAAGAATGACTTTAATAAGATTATTAGCTTAACTCGGAAGACTAAACCTACAATAGGAGAAATCCAAGAAGCCGCTGAGAAGGTTCAATTTTGGGCGTATGACTATCCTGAATATAGTAATTTAGTTTTCTCACAGCGGTATGATATTTTAAAAAATACTTTATCTAATGGAAGACATGAAGGTAAAATAAAGTTAGTTCCTACATATGAAATTGAATCTATGGAAGAACTACAAGTTTATCATGATCAATTTATTGCACAAGGATATGAGGGTTCTATTATTAGACTAGACTTAGGAGGATATGAGAATAAAAGATCTAAACAACTTTTGAAATACAAAGATTGGCAAGATGCTGAATGGACTATTCTAGGAGTAAATGAAGGTGAGGGTAATAGGGCAGGATGCGCAGCTACTTTAACCATAGATGTTGCTGGAGTAGAATGTAAACCAACTATGACTGGAACTGAAGAGTTTATGAGAAAAGTGTGGGAGAATAGAAAAGATGTTATAGGTAAGCAAGCAACAATTAAATACTTCGGTTATACTGAAGATGGTAGTTTAAGATTTCCAACTGTTAAAACGATAATTGATTATGTCTAAATTAACTTCAGACGTCCTTCGGGAATTTGCATCCGACATTAAATTGTTAGGTGAAAACATTACTAAAACAAATCTAAAGACACTTTCTCGTGGAAGTGGTTATTCTTTAGATAATTTCCAAAATTTATTTCAAGAATTAAGTCTTGAGCATAATGGAAAATATACTATTGACAATCATAAAATTTATGATTTCATTAAGTCTACTCAACATATGAGTAAAACTAAACATACTGCAGTGGACATTAATGATATGCCTAAGCCATATCTTAGAAATGCTGTACAAAAGTATATGATTAATACTGGTTGCAGTATTAGTGATATTCTTAATGACCCTAAGAGAGAGGGTTATAAGTTGCTTAAAGCTTTCTTTACTTTTGAAATTCGTGAGAATTTGAAGTAATGGAAGAGTCGGTTGGTAATGCAGATAATATTACTTGGGTAGAAGGCGAACCCAGCTGTAGATGGAAAGGAGAACTAACCAGTGACGAGTATCTGTTTAACACATTTGGAATAGTGATGTTTAACATAGATTATATTGTTGCAGATAGGTTGGTTATAATTGATGGAAAACTATCAAATGGGCAGTTTGGAATATATGTTAATGGAGAAACTTATCAAGATTGTATAGCAAAATATGTTGATTATTATGCGAGTTCTGAAAGAACTATTTCAAGTGTTATATTTCAAGATATCAAGAATATACAAATTCTTCCCAAATCTGTTAATATTTCAGAGTTAATATGTTTTCAGTTAGATTTAAATGCTTGGTATGGAAGAGAATTTCCAAGTACTTGTGGAACATATGATTCACAAAAATAGAAAAGGAGTGCTAGCCATTACAGCTAGACACTCCTTTTTTTTAAACCTTTTACACATATTTCCAAATAAAACCTCCAGCCGTGGATCTTTGTCCTCTTGCAGCATTAGCAATGCTGTATCTACTAATACCCGTGTATTGTTCCGCTAATACAGTTGAATTAAACTCTACTATTGGTTCTAGTGTATAAACATTTACTTGAACTACAGTTTTTGATTGCCAATTATTAACTCTTCCTTTTAAAGAGTTTTTAATTTTTTCTTTTGTTTCCTCTTTAACTTTAAAACCAATGTGTGCAAGACTCATATTTTTCTTACTTTCTACTGTATGTTTAACACCTAAACAATTTCCCGCAGTTGGACTAATGTTATATTTTGGTTTATGGTTATCAATACAGTATTGTTCTATTCTAATAAGATCCTCTTTTGGGCATGTAAATAGTACTTCAAATTTAAATACTCGCAAACCTCGTTTATTATAAGATCTCTGTAAATGTCTGTTATGATGAACATTGTCTCTCAATTCACTTTTATGTGAACTCCATCGAGCTTTAATATTTACAGCACTTCCTATGTAAAACTTACCATTTATAATATTCGTAATTTTATAAATTCCCGATTTCATTATTGCATAGTATTTAAATATTGTGTATCATCATTAAAAATATCTAAGAATCGTAATACACCTCCCATTCCAGGTAACCATTTCAAACTTTCTGATCCAACAGGTTTTTTATCTTTAGATTCTCCACCTATTAAACGATCCTCTCCAAATGGTAAGTCTAACAACTCATCTACAGTATTTAAAATTGTTTTATAGGCATCAGATACTAGCCCTAAAACTGGTAGAGGAGATTTAATTAATGCGGTAAAACTTACTGGTGAATATACAAACGAAAGTTCTTGCTGAGTTTTCAGCATTAGACTTACTAGCTTACGAGTTAACAGATACATTTTATAATCGGGCTCATCATCCCCGTTCCAGTCTCCCATTAACATTAATAATAATACTGTAAAAGTTAAAAGAACTCGTAATTCCTGAATTACAGATTTTAATTGTTTTTGTTGAACTTCATTAAAGTCTTCAAAACTAACTTTACCTTTATAATGTGGATTAAGATCTAACCATTTCTCAAAAGCTAATTGTTTGTTATGTTTATCATTCAGTCTACTATTAGATAACATCCCAAAGGTAGCTATATCCGCTCCTAGTTTAGCAAGTTTAGGTAAGAAAATCTTTTTAAAGAACTCTTTAAGTACTAGTTTATCAGGATTATGAAACTCTTGACTTAAGCTAATATATTTGCCCATATACATGGAATCTATTCTAGAGTCAAATTTAACCTTACCAAATCTTTCAAAAATAATACCTGGCATCCAACTCTTAAAGTGCATTACTAATTGACCAATAATATTAGTTTGCCAGTGAGCTTTATCTTCTTCAGGAATAGTACCTTTAATTCTGGATTGTCCAGCTTGAATAGCTCTTCTGAAATCCTGAAATGCTGAAGCCATTTGTTCTTCAGAGATATCTAATTTAGG